GCTTGATTGTAACCCTTCACAAATATGCCAGACACCTGATATTTCTGTATGGTCCTCTACAGGATAAAACTTACCCGCAGAGGCAACGTAACCTAGCGTAAGCTCACCTAAGGAACTTGCCATAGATCTCTCTAGAACCGAAGGATCGTAGCTCACAGGGCCGTTAAAGCCCGTCCTATCGTAGTACCCCTCCTCTGGAAGAACATACCTAAAGTTTCTCCTTCTCAAAGCTCTTCTTGCAGGACCAACAATTGAGTCTGTTGAGCTTAGTTGTGTGTCTATACCATCAACTTGATCTCGTTTAAATGTGCTGAACCCGTCTCTTCCTGGATCTGATGTAATCTCAACTCCACTTATCTCCGCATTTCCTAAAACGGAACCTGAAGAATACCCTGCCCTAGTATCGGCACTATCTAAACCAGCATACAGGAAGTTTGTGCTTGAGACTATAAATTCGTCTACCGCACTAGCGTTTAGGTTAACCCTAGGTATAGTATGTGCCGGACTATATTCTTGAGCTACTCTAGCAGTTTCATATAATGCATACTTAGAATCTGCCTCTAGAGTGGAGTTTCTAAAATCAAAGCTGGCTTCGTCAAAGTCCAAGAAGACATGAGAAGATTTTCCATTCCACAAGCTTAATAAGTTCTTCTCATAGTCTGAGATGCTGAACATTACATCATCGTAATTGGGAGGATGTTGAACGGAACTAAAGAACATTAAGAACTCGTTCAAAGAGCCTATGTTCGTGTCTGTGGTTACCGCAGCACTAACGATGTATTCTCCTACATCCTCAGCAAGAGTAGGGTCTACTTTAAAGCACTTTAGCCGATCAACCAAAAGATCAGCTAGAGGCTTACTAACAACAGAATCTCGGTAATACTTTACTTCCTCAAAGGGAGGCATGGGATAATTAAACCTGCCTCGATAATTAAACAGGAACTCTGGGTCTCCCTCAAAAAGAAGATAGGTAGGACGCTCTAGACCCAGGGGGTGCCGTTTACCTGCCATGTATACCCCTTCCCCAAAAGGTCCTGGACCCACGGCACGATCCCACAGCGCCTCTTCACCAAATTCGATAGCTTGTCTTCGTATGGCCTGATAACCTGGACCTGTTACGGTGTGACCATGCCAGGGCTTCATCTTAGTATCCCCTAATACGGTATACAACTCCCCTTTAGTTCCATCTTCATTTAAAACATAGAACCTAGGTAAAGGGAACTCTTCTCCAAAATACTTGAAGTTTTGTGGGAACGCTGAAACTAAGTCTAGGAGAATAGAATCTGTTACTAACTTTAGGTTTTCTTCTAGACTGCTACTACTATAGGATATGACTCCTGACTCCTTAGCTGTCTCAGGAGTCCAAGTCCTCAGGTTTTTGAATAGCGGAGACCCCGTGGCTAAAGCATACCAAATAAGAAACGGTACATAAGACTCCCAGAGAGGAACAATTTTTCCATCAAGGTCAAGAATACTATTAACTACAATGGCATTTAAAGCAGAGCGAAGAGCTTGCTCAGTACCAGACTTTTTGTAGATATCTGCTGCTATTCGTAGCTGATGCCTCCACTTGTTTGACTGATTCCCCCTTAATTTGTATCCTACAAGATCAGCGATGTACTTAATATTATCTTGATCGACATCTTCAATGTCATAGATGTATTTAATGTTCTCTACTTGATCCGATATGTCAGCAAAATGAAAGCCTAAAGCAGCTAGTGTTTTTCTGTGTGGGCCATTAGACACCTGATCTTCAGAAATTATGTCTGCATCGAGGAAGTTGTCGAAAGCGTCTTTGACGGTAAAGTCCTGGCGATCAATAGCCAAAGGAGAATAGATAACGTCAAGTAAAGTTTTTAGATTTTCTAGCTTTTGCGTTCCGCTAGTGTACGTTGCTACCTCTCCCGCACTAGGGTCTAGTATCGCATCAGCAGCACCAGAAACAAAATTAGAAGGTATGTATTGACCGAAAGAGCAAGCCTCAACATTCTTCCACAAATACTCAGTAAACCCCTTTATACCATCAACAGTCTCAAGCGTATTCCCCAAAAATAGCGAAGCTAAACTTGAAACGACGAAAGAAGATGGAGAGTAATCCAGGCCCCCCAAGGCTGAAGTGTTGAGGAAGTAAAACCAACCAAGACTATCTACTAAATAGTTATGAACGCTGCTGGCGGCACTGTCATTAGTGTATGCCGAAAGCTCTGCCATGTTATCCTCAATCGTTCCTGGCGTTGTTATCCCAGGAGGAACTAACTTAGGAATGAGCGTCGAAGACAAGTAATTTTCATACTGTGCTTGCGTGTCGAAATCAGAGTAATTTACTCCTAGAGGAAGGAGTATTTTTTCTCTAAAGCTTTGCGTAGTAATATTTGTAAGGCCATTCTGCTTTACAAAATACTGTGATATACCAGATAAAGAACTTAACTCACTCGTCTGCGTATTTGGGATAGAGGATAAAGGCAGAATTGTAGGGAAATTCTTGGCCGCTTGAAGATGTGTATTTATAACTTTTCTAAGAGGATCAACGTCTGTTCCACTTAGATCGAGATCTTCTTGAATATACAGCTTAGGAGTTAATTGCTCCAAGAGTTCTACAAAATTAGATTTATAGAACTGTCTAGGGTTAGGTGTATATTTGCTGTTATCTACCATCAGGCTAAGTATTCTACATTGATTGTTAAGTTATTGAGTTGAATTATCTCGTTAAAGTCTATCCTAATGTCTTGACCCACATTGTCCAAAGTGGAGAATCTCACTTCATCAACTTCAAAAATTTGCCTATTGAGGTCTGAAACAATTAAATCCTCTCCGAACTCAGTATTATCTATACTCAGGTAGTTTAGGATCTTATTTCTTACCTTGGCTTTTATTGTATCCTCATTCTCTTGCTGCTCTTGATCTATTCGTATGGTACAAACTAGATCTAATGTTCTGATTAAACCATCGACGATAACAATGTCATCTGTCATCATTTTTTTCTCATTCATAGCAGCAAGTAGTTGTGTCTTAAAGTTACTCGTTGCTCTCTGCAATTGAAGGTCACTTGCTTTTTCTAACAAATAAATATCTATGGTGTTAGCCGAAGAGTAGGCATTTCGCGTAGCAGCGGTAGCTTTTCCCACGGTGCCAAAAGTGCTTATAAAAGTGTTAGCAAACGTGGAATAGTCCGTCAAGGTTACTAACCTATCCTGTCTCCTAAAAGTTAGAGGAGCATACTTCTTAGCGTGCTCTATTGTTTCTGCGTTTGAACCGCCTGTTGCCTTGGAAGTGTTTCTTATTGTTCCGTTATAAGAGTTTACTCCGCTAGTCCCGACTACAGAGGCAGCTAAAGCATCTTTCTCCAAGTTGCCTCTTGTTCCTCCACCAACTCTATAGGATATTGAGTAGCTGGCCGAATCCGGGGGAGATATCCCCGCCACACCTGTACCAAAAACCACAGTAGCGTTATAGAACTCATCATAAACTACTTCAAATATCTTGTCATCGGCACCCGAAGCGAAATAAATACTATCCACTTCTGAGTAAGCTCCGTTAGAATCTGAATTAGGAGAGTCAATAAATACTTCTATGCTGCCTTCGACAACTGGGCCGTCAGTCAAAGGCACTGTCTTCTGTCCCTCAGTAGCAGCGAACTCTCCACCCTCTAAAACTAAAGACCCCTCCTGAACAACTAAGTTTTGAAAAACATTTTTCTCATCACCCAATCCTTCCGAAGCAGGATCTAAAACAATAGTAGCATTCCTTGTGGCTTGATTCACCAAACCATTAACTACTTTGTATAACGTATACGTTAGCTGCGCCCCATCTTCAGGCGATAAAACCTGAAAAGTTCTTTGCGCTGGGCCGATGCTCACCGAACCTACAGTGGTTAAATCTGAATCGAAGGTTATTTGAGCGTCTGCCGCTGCTGACAATGGCCCTCGCATCCTAATACCTATTAGCTCCAGTAACTTCTTTACACTAGCTCTTTGTTTTGCAGTGGCTATGTAGTTTTCGTTGGCGAGCATGTCAGCTTTCATGGACATTACAGCACCCATGTAAGCCGCTAACTCAATAAACATCATACCTAAATCTGACTCCACAAAATATTTGTAATCATCAGGATACACTGCTTTGACATAATCTATCAAGGAGTCCCTTAAAGAAAGGAAGTCCGTTGCGGCAAAGTTTATCAAGTCCACTCGCCTGTTTAAAGCGATAGGAGCTAGTTTCATAAAGTCCGAAGTTATTGTCCCAGAAAAGTTCATTTTATTTTTGCCTCTACGTCAAATACTTCAAGGTCGTCCGTCGATAGTTGAATTGACAAAACAACCCTAATTTGATTTCCTCCCGCCGCGTCATACTCTCCCGTCTCAAAAACTCCAACCTTTAACAATCGTGCCCCAACAATGTAATTTCTAAAAGACGTTTCTATTGTTTCTCTTATATTACTGAATAGTTCTTGGGTTATGGGCTGAAATAAATACTTTCTTAAATTGCAGCCATAGTTGGGGAGCATTAACCTCTCCCCCTTTTCAGTCCTAAGTAACTGTACTACTGCTTGGCGAATCATCTCGCGACCGCTATTCTTTTTAAAAATTCCTCCAGAATCTTTTTTTGATCCAAGTGGAAAAGTGAGACCATAAATTTCCTGTCGCTTTGCCCTTGGGGCTTGCTCTTCATACTTAGTTGGTCTTTCACCAAACCTTAAAACTGTGCTATTAGCTGCCATTAGATTTTAATATTTTTGAAGAAGCCTTTCTGAGCATCAAAATTCTTTTTTGCCTCTGTACTATCTAGTGGTTTAGAGTAAAATTTAAGGCTTCCAATGTGGCCGCGAAGACCACTTGTTATGCCTCCTCTATCTCCACCCATAAAGTTTCCTCGGAAGAACATTCCATCTGTATACCCTCCTCCAACTATCCAAGGAGTGAAGAAAGGATTAAGCAGCGGACCTTGCTTCAGAATTTCAGGACCGTCCACAGTTGTAGATGAGTATTCAAAACTATTGCGCTGTTTAAAGTTCGGTAAAGAAGGCGTACCATTTTCACTCACCCCAAAGACATCTGATATGGAGGAAGTAGCCACTAAATTACCGTCAGCGTACATACTAATTTCATTTTTTTCAGGGTCGCAGGTGATACCTACAAGAACGAACTGAGAAGAAACATCACCAAACGCTGTAGAAGACAAATCAACCTTCATCTTGTGGAACGTGGGGTAGTTGGCGCACTCATCATTGTTTATGAAAGAAGCCGACGAAGCATCCCTGGATATCGTTGGAGCTATAAAGAAGCTCAGAGAAGATACTGGGTCATTTGCTGCGTTGTCATTGCTGAATCCAATGGGATTAGACGAAGTAGATAACTGCGTTATTCTTCTGTCCCTAGTAAACCCACAGACAACTCCTCTTACTAATTGATCCCCTTTATTATTTGGAAGTAAGTCTAGGTCCCTAGTATTCCCCGTTCGATCTAGGTTATCAAATCCTTCTTTTATACCAACATTCTCGGATCCAATAAGAACCTTAGTTAAGGAAGATGCCCCGTTACTTAGCCACCCCTCTTCAGCGTCAGTTATGTTTGGAACGTGAACCCAACACTCCATACTGAATCCAGAAGGAGAATAGGTTAGATCTCTGTACTCTTTGGTGTCAGGAAGCTTTATAAAGCTTCCAAGCGCCGACGCTGCCGCCGTCTGTCCAGGCGTACTCTTGTTCCGTGTGATTCCATCTAAGTAGGGTATAGCTAATCCAGACGCAAATATAGTTTGTCTAGAAGTTCCTACTAACTGAGCATTATTGTACATACCCTCTGTAGCACAATTAGTCGTTTGGAAGTTTGTCGATGAAGGCAACTCTAAGTTAGTATCTAGGAAGTTATAAATGGAGAAAAGCCCATCAGTTACAATGTTGTCAGTTAAGGACAGAACTGTTGCGTTTGTGTTATTTGTAGATGAAGGAGAATAGATAATACTCCCTTTTCCTATTGTTGGGACATTAAGGTGCTCGTAGCTTAGAGACCTAGGTTTTGGGCTAGAGCGAACAAACTTAGGATTAAGTGGCAAGACTATTCCCGTTACCTCTGCTTGCTCAAAAACTAAAGCCCTCTGTTTTTCCAGGTCAACCTGTAAATTATAATCGGCCAAGTAAGAGAAGTCGTTAATTGGCACCTCTCCTGGTCCGTAGATAGGCTGAGACTCGCCGCCGTAAATTTGAGGAGCTTTGACGGCTACCTCAATCTGCTTTTTTCTCCTGTTTAACTTATCGTTATGATTCGCTATCTCTGAAATAATCAACTGCTTCTGGTTTAGAACAATCGCGTCTTCCTCTCCATACTGATCTATGTATGTTTGTAGGTCCGCAGACAAATCAAACACTAGCTTGTCCCTCTGCTGCTTTACCACCTGAAGGAAGTGATCTTGGTCGTAATACTCCTGTAAGCCTATACTATCATCTACGCGATTAGGATCGAATATGTTGTCGGCAAATTTATTCAGAGAGTCTATATCAATCTTCTCGCCCTTGCCTCCTAGGTTGGGATCATAATCGTATTTCCATCTGTCACCTACAGGTACAATTCCTGATATTGATGTTAAGACAGGATCTAAGCCCCCCGACTGAGAGTCATAGTATAGGCCGTCCTTGGTCAGTATATACTGGCCTGTAACCGTCTCTGGTGGGCCGAACGTAAGACGGAAGACTTCTTCCTCCTGGAGCCCAGGATCAATAGCAGCAGACGTATTGAGGCCGCTCAGACCAAACTCCGCATCATCCTTGAACACGGGCTCCAAAGAAGGATCATCTTGTCTAGCTTTTAGAATGGCGTTGATTCTATCCTCCAAAGCTGTGGCCTGATCAATAAAATCTTTCGCAGTATTTGCGGCAGCGATACTCCCGGCGTATTTATTTTCTACCTTCGTCCTTCTTTCTTCTGGCGAAAGCTGATTGGCCGCATACCCAGGATCTTTTGCAGCCATATAATCCCCAAAAGAACCGACGCAATCTTTAATCGCCTCTACCTGATCTATAGCTGCGGTTACATTTTGATAAATTTGAGCGCCGAACGCGGACAAGCCGTTTATAAATCCTAGAACGCTCGCCAAATCTTTAGACTGAATACCTAACCACCCGTCATCAACTCCAAACTGAAATGTTCCCGTTTCCGTATCAAAAGTTATGATGCCTGAATCAAGCTGAATAATCTTAAAAAGCTTCTGAATTACTTCATTAGCGGCTGCTTTACCCTGCTGAGTGGCGAGGTTCATTGAAACTAATACAGGAGTCGGCAGCAGACTTAATACGTCTCCAGCAAGGTTAAGCATACAACTAGGGACACCATAAGCCATGCCCAAAGCTTGTATAGGCCCTGCCCCTGTCTGGCCCTGCACTGTCAAAAATGTATCTACGTCGAATGATGCCATATTATTCTAATCCTCTACCGAAGTAATCATTGTTATTTAGGGGTGATGCTGTTCTAGTTGCAATTATTGGTTCTACAGGAATAGTCGGAGCCGAGCCCGGAGCTAGATTAACCGTAGCGCCCTCTAAATCTATGTTTGCTGGAGTTTGTGCCGCAACACCGCCTAGAGCTTCCACACTAAAGACTCCATTACACCCCATAGCTATGTTTCCAGCGGACTGAATGGCCACCTCCCCTGCATCAATTGCTAAAGTTCCAGCAGTTTTTAAAACTATAGTCCCTGTAGGACCATTTGTTTTTAGTTGAATTAGTTGAGCGCCTCCAGCAGGGTCTAGAGTCTCTATAAAAACCCTACTAATTACTGGAGACTTGGACATAATGTTTACATCACCGTAACTACTTTGTATATTAACATTCCCGCAAGGGTTTATTGGGTTAGCATGTTGAAAATTACCCCAAGCCACTCCGTTAGCATTATTCTGGATGTTAAGCTCTCGCCCCCCACCTAATACTTTCATTTCCAAGTCCGACTGTCGGCTAACATGTAGTTGGGGGCCATTACAATCCACCTCAATAGACGCTGCGCTCTTCTGCGGGTTGTTCTGTGGGTTTTGTGTTAATGTTATACTGGCATTGTTCCCTGAGTCTAGCTTGATAGCGTCAATACCCGGACTATCATGCAGGGTAATCTTCTTACCATTTGATGAGGTAAGCTCAGTCTTAATGTTGTTAGTAGTTTCTCCATCTTGCTCGTCTGAAATCTCTAATCCTTGCCCGTTGTTGCCGTGGAGAATTACCTTAGCGGGGACACCGGACACCTTGTTGATGCTTGAGTCAACTCTGGAGAAGGGTGGGGTTGTTAGAGTATCTTCTCCTTGTTTTTTGTCCTCAGGAAGAAACGTAGATCCAATATAAAACCATTCATTGCTTCCTGAAGGCTTACACACCAAAATGCTTGCCCCTACTTCTGGAACTCCAATGAAGCCCGCCTTTGCAGCACTACCGTAGGGGCTAACATAATTAACCATTAAAGACGCGCCGTCGCTAATACCCTCTATTCCAGCGTAAAACACTCCTTCCTGATTAGGATCAAAGCGTGCTCGTACCTCTGCCATTCTAATTTCTGTTTTTTGTATTTCTTCTTGCATATTACTAACTATTTCTTTTAGATG